GCCGGATGCGCAGGATCTACAAACAAAGTCCGGTGTGGTCCCCGGCTCTTAGCAGCCGGCCATAGCCTTCACGGATCTGTCCCCCGTGCTCTCGCTCGTCGAGAGCCGGGGAGCGCACCGGATATCTGACCGGAGGTGAGCCGATGGGCCGCGAGGCCATGATCAAAGCCGACATGGAAGCCGTCGGCACCTACTCCCCGATTTTTGACAAGGCGATCAAGTCCCTGGCGAAGCAGGAGCGCGAGCTCGCGAAGGCCGAGAAGGTCTGGCGCGACAATGGCGGCAAAATGGTCGCCGAGCTGGTCAATAAGACCGGCGCGACGTACACCGCCAAGGACCCGCATTATGCGGTCGTGGATCAGCTGCGTAAGGACATCCTTGCCCAGCGCGCACAGCTCGGCCTGACGCCGAAAAGCCTAAAGGCCATGAAGGCGAAGCTTGCCGACGTCGGCGCACCGAAGCGGTCGCGCCTGGATGAACTGCTGGAGGAGGCCCGCGAGTTCGCGGTCGAGCACGCGGCGGAGTATCAGGCAGCCGTGGATGGCTATGTCTTCGGCGTGCTCTCCGGCGAGATCGTCTCCTGTGAGGAGATCGTGCTCTCCTGTCAGCGGTACATGCGCGACCTTGAAAATCCAAAATGGGAGTTCCGCAGCGAGCCAGCCTGCGAGGTCGTGGCCATCATCGAAACGATGATGTGCCATCAGCAAGGCGAATTTCTTGACGGCACACCGCTGCGCGGGTCCCCGTTCAAGCTGCTGCCGTATCACCTGTTCATTGTGTTTAACATCATGGGCTTTTACGTCGCCGGCACGCAGCTCCGGCGCTTCACCGAGGCGCAGGATTTCATCCCGCGAAAGAACATCAAAACGACCTTCGCCGCGGCTCTGGCGTGGGCCCTGGCGCTCTACTACGCGCCCAGCGGGTCCAAGGTCTACGAGGTCGGCGGCGCGCTCAAGCAGGCATTGGAGGGCTTCGATTTTATCTCCTACAACGTCCGGCGGCTGCGTCTGACGGTCGCGGACAATCCGGAGAACGGCCTACGGATCATCAACAACAACGTCGAGCACTCCATCACCGGCGACGTCGGCGACGCGGGCTTCATCAGCATCAACGCACTGGCCGCCAGCACGGACAAGCAGGATTCCTTCAACTGCAACATCGTCATTGCCGACGAAGAGCACACCTACAAGGACCCGCGCCAGTATCAGGTGCTCAAGGACGCGACGAAGGCCTACTCGAACAAGCTCGTCATTGGCATCTCCTCCGGCGGCAAGCTGGCGCACGGCTTCCTTGCCAGGCGCGTGGAGTACTGCCGGAAGATCCTCAAGGGCACGATCACCGGCGACGCAGCCGATAGCCTGTTTATTTTCCTCGCCTGCGCGCCGCGCATGGACAACGGCGACGTCGACTACACCAACCCGACCGTGCTGCAGGGCTGCAATCCTGGCTGGGGCCAGTCCATCCGCCCGCAGGATATGCTCAACGACGCCGCCCAGGCAAAGGACGACCCGCAGCTCCGACCGGAGTTTTTGCAGAAGTCGCTTAACGTGTTCACGGCCGAGCTGAAAGCCTACTTCAACATCGACGAGTTCCGCGCGAGCGACGGCAAGTATAACTGGACGCTCGACGAGCTGCGCCGGCTTCCGATCCGCTGGTACGGCGGCACGGACCTTTCGAAGCTGCACGATCTGACCGCGGCGTGCCTGTTCGGGCATTACAAGGGTGTGGATATTATTGTCCCTCACTGCTGGTTCCCAATCGTGGCTGCGACGCAAAAGGCGCAGGAGGACGAGATCCCGCTCTTCGGCTGGAAGGACGACGGCTGGCTCGATATGTGCAACGACAAGGTGCTCAACCACCACGACGTGGTCAAGTGGTACGCGGCGCGGCGCACGGAGGGCTTCAAAATACGCCGCATCGGGCACGACCGGAAGTTCTGCCGTGAGTATTTCATCGAAATGAAGAAGCAGCATTTCCCAATCAAGGACCAGCCGCAGCTGTTCACACGAAAAAGCGAGGGCTTCACCTACCTGCGCGACAGCGCGAAGCGCGGCACGCTTTACTACTGCCACGCCGAGCCGTTTGAATACTGCGTGCAGAACGTCCGCGCCATCGAAAAGGCCGACGATATGATCCAGTACGAAAAGCTCGCGCCGCATCTGCGCATCGACGTGTTTGATTGCGCCGTATTCGCGGCCTGCACCTATCTGGAGGACCTGGAAGCGCGCAGCAGGGGCGCCGGCTGGTACGATACGAAAGAAAAAGAAGGCGGTGACGCATGAAAACCTACATTCGCAGCCGCGTGAAGAACGCGGCGAGCACGCAGAAACGCTCCGGCAGCGACCTGCTGGGTCTTTACCTCGGCGGAAACCTCGACGATCTGAGCGTCTGCGGCTACACGTCGCTGCTCCAGTCGCCGGATGTGGCCGCGGCCATCTCTCCCGCGGCGGAGATCATCGGCTCGACCACGATCTACCTCATGCGCAATACCGATAACGGCGATGTGCGCGTGAAAAACGCGCTCAGCCGCTTCCTGGACGTCACCCCGTATGCGCTCGGCACGCGAAAAACGCTCATGGAGTGGATCGTGACGACCATGCTGGCCTACGGAAACGCCTACGTCCTGCCGGTCACGCAGGGCGGCCAGCTCGCCGACCTTGTCCCCATGACGGGCGCGAGCGCCAGCGAGACCGCGGACGGCAGCTATTCGGTCCTGTGGAGGGGTCGGACGTTCATGCCGGACGAAGTGCTCAATTTCCCGTTCAACGTCGACCCGCAGCAGCCCTGGCGCGGCCGCGGCGTGCGCATCCAACTGCGCGACGTGCTGCAGAACCTCAAGCAGGCGTCGGCGACGACCAATCAATTCATGTCCAGCAAGTGGAAGCCGAGCGTCATTGTCAAGGTCGACGGTCTTTCCGACGAGTTCTCGTCCGAAGACGGACGTGACCGCCTGCTGGAGCAGTACATCACCAGCGAAGGGGCAGGAAAGCCGTGGCTTGTCCCTGCCGAGCTCTTTGAGGTTCAGCAAGTCAAGCCGCTGAGCCTTGCCGACCTTGCCATCAACGATTCGGTCCAGCTTGACCGGCGCAGCGTCGCGGCCGCGTTCGGCACGCCGCCCTTTTTGCTCGGCATCGGCGAGTACAAGCAGGACGAGTACAACAACTACATCCGGCGCAAGATCGTTCCGCTCTCGACCGGCATCGCGCAGGAGCTCACGCGGAAGCTCCTCACCTCGCCGGACCTTTACTTCAAATTCTCCACGCGCCGGCTCTACGCCTACTCGCTCAGCGAGCTTGCCCAGGTCGGCGACGACCAGTACGTCCGCGGCATCATGACCGGCAACGAGGTTCGCGAATGGCTCGACCTCAGCCCGCGTGAGGGGCTGGACGAGCTGGTCATCCTCGAAAACTACATCCCCCGCGGCATGATCGGGGACCAGAACAAACTGAAAGGAGACGGCAGCAATGGAAACGAATGACCGCACTGCCCGGCAGGTCCGCTCACTTGCGCAGAAGTTTGCAACGCGCGAGGCGGACGGCAATCTCTACATCGAGGGCTACTTCTCCGTATTCGATTCGCCTTATCCCCTCTGGGAGGGCGCGGAAGAGATCGTCAAGCCCGGCGCGTTTGCCGACTGCCTCGGGCAGGACGTGCGCGCTCTCGTCAACCACGATACCACCCTTGTCCTCGGGCGTACGAAGGCCGGCACGCTCGAGCTGAAGGAGGACAGCCACGGCCTATGGGGAAAGATCACGATCAATCGGGACGACGCCGACGCCATGAACCTCTATGCCCGCGTCCAGCGGGGTGACGTCGATCAGTGCTCGTTTGGTTTTGATATTGAGCGTGAGACCTTTGTGGATCTTGGCGACGGCCGCTGCCGCTGGGAGATTGAAAAGGTCAACCCGCTGTTTGAGGTCAGCGTCTGCACGTTCCCTGCCTATGAGGGAACGTCGGTCAGTGCCCGCAGGCAGCAGCTCGAAACCATCAAGCAGCGCGAGGCGCAGGCCTGGCGCGAATCCATGAAATCAAGACTGGAGGCAACGAAACATGGCACTTAAAGTTTTGCTCCTGCGCAAGAAGCTCAACGAGCAGAATGCGGAGCTTACGAAGCTCCGCACCACGCAGGCCGGCTACGCTAAGCGCGAAGCCGAGC